GCCGTAGCCCATCACGTCATCGGTTTTGCGTGCGCAGATCATCCCGTCGCGCGGGTGCAGCGTTAACACCCGCTCATAGCGTTCGTCCATTGCATTTACTATATCCGAATGACCATAAGTCTTAAGCATCTTGCGATAGGAACGCACAGCCTCTTTGGCGGTGATATAACCAGTGGACCAATCACGCGGCAGGCCAGGAAGGCCGCACGCCTCAAGCGCTCCGCTCACAAATGACATGCAGTTGTTGTCGCGCCAGCTAAAACACCTATCGCGGTGCTGGGCGATGTATGCGGTCAACTGGCTTTCCATTGTAGGCTCTCGCTCTGCAATCTGGTAACAAACTCAAACGCAAGATCGCCGGAATAGCGCGTTTTTTGATCCGCATCAGTATAGCGCCGAATGCGCGGGCGGTTCAGGTCGATCAATCGGCTTTCCACGTCTAGCAAGATCGTGGCGGTGTCTGGCCCGAACGAGATGTTCATCTGATCCATCTCGCCCGTAAACACCGTGACGCTGCTTTTCGTCCCAGCTACATCAACGCCGAACTTAACGATAGCCCGCCGCCCTTGATACGGCTCTGCAAGTGCCAAGTTGATCTCATTGCTAGGAATGCCCGAAAGCGTCAGCGTTGCGCCGTAGGCCGCGATGTCCGAACTCTCCCGCATCTCGGAGATGTTGAGCAAGTTTCCCGCGCCTGTGTAGGTATTGCCGTCTAGCGATAGATCGCCAACGCCGTTCCAGAAATAGAGCGTGTTGGGCGCGTCAAACAGAAGATCGCATGTCCAGAACACGCTGATAACATCATCATCGAGCGCATTGGAAATTGCAGATGCCAGGTCGCGGCTCATACCAATCCGATCCCACTAAAACTGATGCCATAGATGGCCGCCTCATCCGTCGACCAAGTGCTGATGTTTGACGCCAGGCGAAAAACGCCGACCGTATCAGCGACGGAAATCGCAGCGCTGTCCGCAGGCGCATTGTTGATGGGAGGCCAGATGTTGATTGTCGCAGCACCAGCGCCATCGCTGTCCACATCATCCGTGACCATATAAAGCCGCGCGTCCGCGCCCGTGCCGATCTGAATGTAATCTCCCGCCTTGAGCCAGCCCGTCTGGCTGATCGTGCAGCCATCCACGTCTAGGCTGCTTCCGGTCTGATCGGCCCCTGATACAAGTGGCGTGCCGCCCGCTTCGCCTTGCGCTGTGCAGCCGAGTGGATCGCCGAGCGTGAAAGTGTTTAGCGATCCGTCCAACTTCGCCAGCCACGCCAGCCAAATGCGCGCGTCTGCGTGTTTCATCGGCGGAAGCGTTACGTCCACCTCCCACCGCCGCCCAGCGTGGTTGATAATTTGCTGCTGATAGGTAAACGGCGATGCTGTCGAGAAGTTCTGCGACGACATGCGGAAAACAACGCTGCGAATGCCTGTGTGCGAAGGAAGTGCATAGTTTGTCACCGGAAGACCCTCGCCACTGATCCGCCGCGCTGCACGGCATCAACTACCTCGCGCTTCGTGCGTTCAACAAGAACAGGCAACGCGCGACCTAGATCGGCCTCTGTGACGCCGCCTTGAAATGAATAGTTGACGACAACCTGTTGACCAGTGCCTCCGCCGACTGCCGCCTTCGCTTGCGGGACGCTCAAGACGCGACCGCCAGATGACGGGACGAACAGTTCCCGGCCATGCTCGCCGACCGTGTAGGGCCGATTTGCTTGCACAGAACCACCCGAGGCGCGTCCTGTGAATGCCCTTGCAATCGCGCCGACGATCCCGGTTCCCTGCCCTGTTTCGCTGTTGAAGCTGCCAACCAGCCGTTGCACAACAAGCACGCGATACAGTTCCATGATGATCTGGCGCGCCATGTCCCTGAACGCATCTTCTGCTGACTTGGTTCCATCGACGATGGACATAAATGCGCTTTCCATGCTGCCCTGAAGCGTGTCGGCAATCGCTTGTTGCTCGGCTTGAATGCGCTCCATAGCTTGCTTTTCAGCCTCATAAGCCTCAATGCGAGATACAGCGCCGTCAATCGCGTCGTCGGTGTATTTCTTATCTGAATTGGCAATCGCCTTTAGAACCTGCTTGCGCGCGTTCGATGCGCCAAGCAACTGATGTTCCAGTTCGATGCGTTTCATCAGGTCTGCGAATTCATCACGAATATCACGCTTTGAACGCTTTTTGCGTTTCGCATCAGTATGGCGGCGCGTTGATTCTGCCGAGATAAATTCTTCACTCGGCGCGGTGACGCCGGGGATGGATGGCGTGTCCGGTCCAAATTCTTCAATCTGCCCGGTCTCAGGATTATAGAAACGCGTGCCAGTCGCAGATGGGTCTCCACCACCCATCGCCGCCTCAATATCCGCGCGCCGTCTTGCGGCCTCTTCTTCAGAAGGTTCAGCACCAAAGTCGCCTGTGTCAATGCCCCGCGCTGCGTTGTAAAGTTCAACGCCTCTTGTGATTGCACCAATCAAATCACCAAAAGCGGGAATGGCTGTTCCGGTAATAAAATCAACAAGCGCGAGAAGTTCGTCTTTATTGTCAATTATAGACTCGGTCAGCGCTGTTTTGATTGTTTCAGAAAGTTCTGATACCTCTTTTTCAAGTTCCCTCGCGCCATCTACGGCGTCTTCGTCAAGAATGCGACCTGCGCGCTCTGCCTCATCGCCAAGCCTGCGCATCTCGGAACCATTATCGACCAAAATAGGCAGAAGCGCCGTCGCATCATTTGCCAGCGCCTCCATGTAGAAGGTCATCTCGCCTTGCGTGAGGTTTGCCGCTTGTAGGCTCTTGACATAAAGTTTCAGCGCCTCTGGCCCAGACAGCCGCGCGAATTGATCCGCCGTAACGCCGACTTTAGGCGCGATATTCTCGAAAAAATCTGCCATCGGGCCACCGCCCGTTTGCAGAAAGTCGCCGATCTTGTCGTTTACATCCTTTATGACATCGCTGGCATTGGACATGTCAATGCCCATGATTTTTGCTGCCGCTGCAAAACGCTGAAACTCAACAACGCCAGTTCCGGCAACTTGTGCAAGGCGTCCGATTTCAGCGGCAGAGCGTACCATATTAACGCCCGCTTGAACGCTGAATGCAGCCGTCAGAACAGGAACCAACCGCCGAGCGGCTGATCCCAAAGCATCAAAATGCCGAGATGTCTGGCTCAGGCTTCGGCGGCTTTGACGTTCAAAACCACTGACGCGCCTTTCGGCATTTTTTAGATCGCGCTGAAGGTCTTGCGTCCGCGCGGCGATGATGATGTTCAGTTGTTCTGCACTAAATGCCATCGACGCGCCTCACAAGTTCGCGGTATTCTTCAGCCCCCATCGCCTCAGAGCCGGGTTTCTTAGGCGAGTGTGCATCAGTCCACCCCTGGAACACAATGAATGTGTCTTTAGGGATCATATCACGAATTTCTTCAGGCTTTAAGCCCGCTACGATGCCGTTGGCAATCATGCCTCTGACATCAAGTCTTCGGGGGGGTGGGCCTCTTCTGTCTTTTTTTTTGCGGCGTCTTCCATTGCGTCTGGCATAAATGCAGTTCCCACGGCAGCTTGCGCTATTGCGTAGAGCCTGAGTAGATCAGCAGGAGTGCAGCGATTGATGATTTCATCAGCCTCATGGTCTTTCTTTCCGCCGCCGACAAGCGCCAAGGCAATCAGATTCCGGACTTCCCGGCTGCTAGGCTTCTTGCCGCCTGAGAAGAAACCATCCCATAATTCAAAGATGCCACAATGCTTGTCCTCGAACCGCTCAATCTCACGATTGCGCAGCAAAAAAACGTGAGAGGCATCGCCAAGATATTCGACGATGCCCCCACGCGGCGCTTCAGCGGTGATTGTCATCACGCAGCCGTGAACGTGACCGCCCCGGTACTTTCAAGGCTGATGCTGTAGGTCACACCGCCTTCAGTCTCGCCGCCGAACTCAACGGAAGCAATGCGGAATTCGCCCGCATAGGTGCCGAAGTCTGGAACAACAATCTCAAAGCTGCATTGATTATCAGCCGCCATGACAATCGTATTCATGCGCGCTTCTGCTGTGCTGTCCTCAAAGAAGCCGTCTCCCGAAACAGACACGTTTTTCAGACCATTAAGCGTCTCAGTCCAAAGCGCGCCTTCCGGCGACGTGCAGTCCGGCGTGGTGACATCAATCGACGAGTTGTTGATTGTGAGAGATTTAGAGTTCAGCCCGCAAAGATTGCTGAAGGCTTCTGGGTCTGCGCCATCGCCAATCTTAACAAGCAGGGCGCGTCCGAGTTGTTTAGCCATGATCGGCCTCCATAGTGCTGCGCTTGCCCAGGGCGCGGGAGTTTAGGCGTTTTGCTCAAGCATTGCTTGAAGCGCGATTACAGCCGTGTAGCCACGGCCTTCGGGGTCTCTTGTGACAGAATAGTTCTCGAAAATCAATTCAACGAGCGTGTGACCTGTCACCGTCACGGCGGCCTCTTGGCGATGCAGCGCAGCCTTGATGGCCTCTGCGACTTGCGATGCCTCTACTCTACCAGATGCGCTGCGCGAATGACATTCAAACGTGACTGTTACCAACGATCCCTCTATGGTGTCGGTGTCAAACGCAAGCGGCTCAATGGCCAGAAACCTCACATAAGGGAATGTGGGCGTCTGTGGCGGCTCATCATAAACGCGAGTGCTGACCAGTGCAGTCACATCAGAGTTGGCCACCAGAGCCGCCCGCAGGCCCGCCTGAAGCGCCAAAGCAAAGCTATCAGCCATTCAGTGCCTCTTTGATTGCTTTCCTAATCTGACGCTGCACCGCACGCTTATGGCGTGGACCGACAATAGCCTTGACCTGCGCACGGATATTGTAGGCAATCGCTGCGTTATTCCAGCCGTAATTGATTGAAGCTGCGGCCAGGCCGTCATCTGCGGAGCCATCATAGAAATTGATGAATCCGAATATCTCGCCCTTTTCGCCAGATTTGAAACTGCCGTTGATGCCGTTTTTGAAATCACCAGTCAGTACTGGTGCCAACGCTTTTCCTTTGTTGACGCCAGTCTTGACCGTGCGCTGGATTGACTTTTTCAAGCCGGATTGCACCTCAACCGGCAAATCGTCTAATTGGCGCAGCAGCTTTTTCACGCCTTCGATTTTCATGCCGCCACCCCGCGCTCTAGCTTGAACTCAAGGATGGTGTTTTTGCGGTCGATCTGCACAAGCCCCTTGATGGCCCACGTCACGCCTCGGATCACAACGCGGTCGGCTGTGGTCACGCTTTGCGTGGTGCTGTCGCTGCGCACCCGCATGGTGGCCATGCCGGTGTTAAACATCGCGCCGCCTTCGATGGCCTCCTTGCCTGTCGTTTCGCGCATATCCGCCCACCGCGTGGCCAGCGACGACCACCCGGTATAGACGTTGCCGTAGCTGTCAACGCTGCCCTCGGACAGCCGCTGGAACTCGGCGCGCTCACGATATTGACCAGCCTTAACCATACCAGCAGCGCCTGTGCATATCGGTCAGCATGTCGAAGCCGTATGGAATGTTGCTCAATTCATCCATCACGGTATTCTCGCGGTGGTCATACCAATGACCGACCAGAAGCATGAGCGCGTGGCGCAGCGTGTCCGGGATGTCGCTGGTCGCCTCGCCATAGCCGATTGTGTATTCAATTCGGATCGCGTCCGAACGATCCTGCGTGACCGGCCAATCAAATCCCTCAGCGGGTTCTACATAAGACGCGAACGATGTTCCGGTCACTTGATAGTTGCCAAGCGTGTCGGTCTGTAGATTGCCGTCTGTGTCGTAATATTTGA